ATAGATGTCCCATTATCGGATTATTTTACGATAACCAATAATGCCTGTCAACTGAATATTCTTGTTGTAGCGGATAACCAAACAGAAGGCACGGAATCATTGACCATGACATCTATGGGTCAATCATCAGTTATAGTTATAACCGATACTTCAGCAGCTCCGACAGGGTCTCCTTACACTAAATCTTTATATTTAGATGGAACAAATGATTCTATTGAAGTAACAACTAGTGACAACGATTTCGCTGATTTTGCTGGGTTAGATGCTATTTTTGAAAACAATGTAGCAGCATGGAGTATAGAAAAAGACTTTAGGATACATGGTGACGGGACGCAGACTGAGGTGTTTATGTATGATAAAATATCTGGAGGCACGATAACTACATACTACCTATATATGCAACTTAACGGTACTAACCTATTAATGTACATCATGATAACACCTAACAGTGGGGCTGGTGGGTCTATGGGGCAATGGGTTTACCAAGCTCAGGCTACTGACCACTTCCCTAATGTCACGGCAGTAGATATGTGGCACAGACTATCGGTAACAAAAAACACAGGGACTAGTATTGATAATTCAACATTTAGCACATATATAAATGGGGTAAAGATGACAGCTGGTTCTTGGAGGTGGGGAGCAACGAACATACCAACTGTTACGCAAACCAACACCACTAGTAGGAAGCTTATTTTGGCTAGAGCGGGGAATGATGTTACATTTGGCTCTATTGCCTTTTACAATAAAGAACTTACGCAGTCTGAAATATGGGCGAACTATGACGGAGGGGCTATTGAAAGTGGTGCACCCGATGCTACTCAGATAATGAACATCAATCCACAAACCACAAGTACCGCCTCCAATCTAATTCAATACTGGTACTATGATCCAAACTCTGACAGTAACGAATTAATACAAGATAAAGTGTCTGGAAACTTACAAGCTAGACTTTCTAACACGACATTTAGCGCCGTTGAAAGTGTCACTACACCTCAATTAGCGCTACTTACTGGTACCGTAATACCAGCCGCTGTTTATGCAAACGAACCAGTATCCATCTATCAATCAGGTAATAATATAAGGTGGTATTCAAATGCTGGCGCAACCACACTGCTAGCTACAGGAAACACCTATACTTATACTCCCGCTTCAGTTGGAAGTACTACTATATACGTACAATCCAATGATAATGGGGCGTACCAAATAATCCCCGTGAACTTTGATGTGAATTTAAAGGGTTACTCAACTCACTCATATGACAATGGGGCGGAACGGTATACCTTTACATCACCAGATTTAGGATACAATAACTTTGTTAATGGTAGTTTTTCGATGACTTTTTGGGCACAACAATATGCCCTTCATAATTCATGGCTTTCTATACTGATTAATGATAACTACAATAGAGTGCAGATGCATGGGAATACTTCAAACAGTTACTGGAATATACAAGTCAATGGAGTTAACCACTACTGCAATTTTAGTGTTCCTACTAACGCTGGGTTACCTGGTAAAGATGCTTGGATAATGAGAACATTCTCCTGGAACTGTACAACTGGCGCTTTCAAGGTTTATCATAATGGAGCTCTCGCTGGTACTTACACTCACACTGACCTCCAGCAGCCTGTTGGAGATGTGCCAAATATGATGAAGACAAAATTTGATTACAGGTTTGGAAAGATAGCGAACATGGGTATATATAACGATGCTCTAACCGATGCTGAGGCATTTGAAATAATGGGTGGAGCAGGTAACATCACAGCTCCTGGGGATACTCTCGACCTACGTACTTTATCATCTCAAGCCAAATTGCATGAATATTGGCCTATTAACGGGGATGTATTCAATAATAATTCTAGTGATGTACTTACAGGGGTTGTTGGAGGCATTAACATTCCTGTATCTAATTCTAATCCTTCTTCTAAATCAACAGACAGACCATAATGAATACAAATAGAAAATACGTAATAGTAAACACCAGTGAAGTGATAGATGTTGACTTTACCCAAGTGGATGAGGATTCAATTGACACCTTAAGGTTCTCACTTGATGGAACAAAAACATTCTTTAAATTCACAGGAGCGACACCATTATTCTTAAATGGAAGAACAACTTACACATATAAGGAAATAAAAAGTATTTTAAATGGAGTGGAATGGACGGAGATTGATATCGATGCAATCCCACCAGAGTCGGAGTAATATATATAAAACCAAGTAGTAATGTGTAATAATAGAAGTAACAATAAATTAAATTAAATTAAATCAAATAAAATGCCAAAAAAAGCAAAAAACGAAAAACTAAAACCTAGTAAGATAACAGCTGACCAATTAGAAGCGTTACAGGGTTCTATAAAAGTAATTAACAAATTACAGATGGAGATTGGTTCTCTTGAACTACAAAAACAAGCGATGATGCCTCAGGTTGAAGGAGCTAGAGAGTTTTTAAGCACAATCCAAATGGAGCTTGAAAAGAGCTATGGTGTGGTTAACATCGATATTAATACAGGGAGTATCTCTCCAAGAGAATAATGCCAATAATTAGAAAGATAAGTATAGGCAAGGAATACAAGGAAAACGCAATGCACTACAGTGTTGGTCAAAACGTTTACGGTGGACATACTGTCCATGCTATAGTTGACGAGCCTGAGACATATAAGATTTACATAAAGAAGGGTAACGACGTTATCTTATGGAAAGACTTTGGTAAAGGAATGGCTATATCGGTTGAGTATATATTAGAATACTAATGAGAGCGGTTTATGATTTTGTAATAACCCCTAAAAAATCTAGATACGAAAATACAAAAAAAGTTGGTGACAAAGAGTTAGTTTTAAACACTGAAATCTATAACCATCAATTCGTAAGTAGAGAAGCGGTTGTTACGGCTATTCCGATGGCTCACCCTAGTTCAAATATAAAGGTTGGCGATACTATTATTACACACCACAATGTTTTTAGGAGATGGCTGGATGTTAGAGGTATAGAGAGGAATAGTAGAAGTTATTTTGATGAGGACACATACCTGATAAAGTTAGATCAAATATTCCTATACCGCACTGAGGATGAGGATTGGAAAGCACCTAATGGATACTGTTTCGTAAAACCTATAGTTGATACAGACATGTTCGCTATTGAAACAGAAAAACCTTTAATGGGTGTTATAAAATATGTTGACAAAGACTTGTCAAAGATTGGTATAAATACCGGTGATGTTATTGGGTTTACGCCACACAGTGAGTATGAATTTAAGGTTAACGGTGAGAGATTATATAGGGTTATGACCGAAGAAGTACCATTGGTATACCCCGCTAATACAGAGGTTGAGGAGTTCGTACCCAACTGGACTGATAAATAAAATTTTATATAATGAGCGAAGAGATTAATGATATTAAAAGAAGTATTATAGAAGCGGGACATAAGGCTATTAAAGAGTTAATAAAAGTTGCTGAAGAGAAGATAATAACTGATTCAGAAGATGATTTAACTGCTGATAAACTGAAGAACGCTGCGGCTTCTAAAAAGCTAGCTATATTTGATGCTTTGGAGATATTATCTAGAATACAGGAAGAATCTGCTTTAGTCAATGGTGTTAACAGTGAAACTAAAGTATCTAAGTTTAAGGGGTTTGCAGAGAACCGTATTAAATAATGTACGAGCAGACTTTATATAAAATAGTTGAACCTATAAAACTATCTACTATCTCTAGGATGAATAAAGCCAAGAAGTGGAAGTATGGTTATAACAAAGAGCATGATATAGTTGTTGTATCTAAAACGGGTAGGATAGGAGATATATATGAGATAGATGGTTTTCAAATCGCCTTACCACTAGCACCTAAAGATGTATACTCAGCAAGTAAAGATATTAAGAAGCAAAAGTGGAGCGTTCTGGACTATCCTAAGGAGCTTTCTAAAATCAAGAGTATATTTGATTGGGAAAAACACCCGGATTCATTTAAGGAGACGTGGGTTGATCGTATAGATGAGGAGTTTAAACGTAGGGACGAAGGTTTTTGGTTTAAAAACAAAGGAGTTGATACTTACCTAACTGGATCGCACTACATGTATCTGCAATGGGCAAAGACTGATGTTGGTCACCCTGACTTCCGTGAGTCAAATAGGTTGTACTATTTATTTTGGGAAGGTTGCAAGGCTGATGATAGATGCTATGGTATATGTTACTTGAAAAATAGACGTTCTGGATTTTCTTTCATGGCATCCAACGAAACCGTTAATTTAGCAACAATAACGAGTGATAGTAGATATGGTATACTATCCAAAACAGGTGCTGATGCTAAGAAGATGTTTACGGATAAAGTTGTACCCATTAGTATGAACTATCCTTTTTTCTTTAAACCGATTCAAGATGGTATGGATCGGCCTAAAACGGAATTAAGCTACAAGATGCCGGCTAGCAAATTGACCAAGAAGAGAATGATCTCTACCTTGGATTTAGAGGACGAGGAAAGAAAAGGACTAGATACTACTATTGATTGGAAGAACACTGGCGACAATAGCTACGATGGAGAGAAATTAAAACTACTAGTGCATGATGAGAGTGGTAAGTGGGAGAGACCTAACAACCTGCTAGATAACTGGAGAGTTACAAAAACTTGCTTGAGATTAGGTAAAAGAATAACTGGTAAATGTATGATGGGCTCAACTTCAAATGCTTTAGACAGAGGTGGTGAGAACTTTCAAAAACAGTTTAACTGGAGTAATGTTGACAAGAGAAATAGAAATGGACAAACGACGTCTGGCTTATACTCTTTGTTCATTCCAATGGAATGGAATTACGAAGGTTTTATAGATGAATATGGTTGGCCGGTGTTTGACACACCAAAAGAAAAAATATACGATCCTAATGGAGATATAATAGACGAAGGTGTTATATCTTTTTGGGAGAACGAAGTGGAAGGCTTGAAAGATGATCAAGATGGTTTGAACGAGTATTACAGGCAGTTCCCACGTAGTATCGATCATGCTTTTAGGGACGAAACAAAAAACTCACTGTATAACCTAAGTAAGATATACGAACAAGTGGATTACAACTCTGGACACACGAATGCATCAACAGTTACAACTGGTAACTTCCAGTGGGAGAATGGGATAAAGGATTCAAAAGTTATATTTTCACCAAGTAAACAAGGTAGATTCAATGTTAGTTGGATTCCAAACCCTAGCTTGCAAAATAATACAACTATAAAAAACGGAGCTAAATACCCTGGAAATGAGCACTTAGGTGCTTTTGGTTGTGATAGCTACGATATATCTGGGACTGTTGATGGCAATGGATCTAATGGAGCTTTACACGGTTTAACTAAATACAGTATGGAGGATGTACCGGTTAATCACTTCTTTTTAGATTACGTATGTAGACCTCCAACCGCTGAGATATTCTTCGAAGATGTTTTGATGGCTTTAGTTTTTTATGGAATGCCAATACTAGCTGAGAATAACAAACCCAGGTTATTGTATTATCTAAAGAGAAGAGGTTATCGAGGTTACTCTATGAATAGGCCAGATAAGGATTGGTATAAACTATCAACCACTGAAAGGGAAGTTGGTGGGGTTCCAAACTCTAGTGAGGATATGAAGCAAGCTCACGCAGCAGCAATTGAATCTTATATAGATACAAACATAGGCGTTAAGGAGGATGGTACTTACGGCTCTTTGTATTTCAACTCAGTACTAAACGATTGGGCTAAGTTTGATATAAACAATAGAACAAAATTTGATGCAGCTATTAGTAGCGGTTTAGCTATTATGGCTTGTAACAAAAACAGATACAAACCAACAAGGAGCGCAAAGAGAGAGAAAATTAAAATCAACTTTGCTACTTATGACAACAACGGAACCTCTTCAAAAATAAATAAAATATGAGAAACACAGTTAGACAATATAGCTTTCCAAGTCAGGTAGTACCTGATGAAGAAAAAAAGTCTTTAGATTACGGTTTAAAAGTAGCTCAAGCTATCGAGAACGAGTGGTTTAACAATACTGGCGGAGATTCTAGGTTTATAACCAACGCCAACATCTTCCACAAACGTAGACTCTATGCTAGAGGAGAACAAGGTGTTGAAAAGTACAAAAGCGAATTATCTGTCAATGGTGATTTGTCATACTTAAACTTGGATTGGAAGCCTATTCCTATCATACCTAAGTTTGTTGATATTGTTGTTAATGGAATGGCTGCTAGAGAGTACGAATTAAATGCATTCTCTCAAGATGCTATTGGTACTGGTAAAAGAACTGAGTATATTAAAGGTATTCAAATGGATATGGTGTCTAAGGATCTGTTGAACGATGTTAAGCAGAACTTTAACATAGACATGTTTGAAAACGACGAGGCTTCGTTACCAGAGAACGATGAGGAGTTAGATTTACATATGGCACTTGATTTTAAATTAAGTGTTGAGTTAGCACAGATATCAGGTATAAACCTATTACTTGAAGGTAGTAGGATGGATCTAATCCAACCGAGGTACACTAGGGATATTGCAGTTCTAGGTATAGGTTGCGTAAAGACAACCTTCAGTGAAAGCACTGGTGCTATTGTTGAGTATGTAGATCCAGCTAATATAGTATACTCGTATACTGACTCCCCTTACTTTGAGGATGTTTATTATGTGGGTGAAGTAAAGCAGGTTCCAATAAACGAATTAGTTAAAGAATTTCCTAACTTAACTGTTGAAGAGCTTAAAGATATAATAGAGTCTGGTGGTAATGCTAGAGCAACTTCTAACCTAACAAGTTACGATCAAAATAAAGTTAACGTAGTATACTTTAACTACAAATCATTTAGCCACGAAGTCTACAAGTTAAAGAAAACAGGAAGTGGAGCTGACAAGATTATTCCTAAGACAGATACTTTTAATCCACCAACCGAGAAAGGTGGTGATTATAGTAAGTTATCTAGAGGTATAGAGGTTGTCTATGAAGGAGCTAGTATTGTTGGTACCAGTACATTGTTGAAATGGGAGCTTGCAAAAAACATGGTTAGACCTAAGAGTGATTTTAACAGAGTTAAAATGAACTACGCTATAGTTGCTCCAAACATGTACAATGGTCAAATAGAATCAATGGTAAGCAGGATAACTAGTTTTGCTGACATGATTCAACTTACACATTTAAAGATACAGCAAGTTCTAGCTAAGGTTGTTCCGGACGGGATATTCCTAGATGTAGATAGCTTGGCTGAGATAGATCTTGGTAATGGTACGAACTATAATGCTAATGAAGCATTAAACATGTTCTTCCAAACAGGATCTGTTATCGGTAGATCACAAACAAGTGAGCCGGGTGCTGGAGGTAAACCTGGGTTACCAATACAGGAGATACGTAATAGTAGTGGTGGTAATAAGATACAATCCTTAATAAGTACCTACAATTACTACTTAAGCATGATTAGAGATGTGACTGGTCTTAACGAGGCTAGAGACGGAAGTGCTCCTGATTCAAATGCATTAGTTGGTCTACAGAAATTAGCAGCAGCAAATTCAAACGTTGCTACTCGCCATATATTAGATGCTAGTATATTCTTAACGCTAGAATCTGCAAAGTTACTATCTCTTAGAATGTCTGACATTATAGAATACTCAGGCACTAAAGATGCCTTGATAGAGCAGATTGGTAGATTCAACGTAGCTACTCTTGAGGAGATTAAAGAGTTACACTTGTATGATATGGGTATATTCTTAGAGTTACTGCCAGATGCTGAGGAAAAACAACTCCTTGAGAATAATATCCAAATAGCATTAGCTCAAAAGCTAATAAACCTAGATGATGCTATAGATATTAGAGAGGTTAGGGGTTTAAGGCTGGCTAATAGACTACTTAAAGTAAAGCGAGTTAAAAAACAAAAAGAAGACCAAGCAATACAACAGCAAAATATTCAAGCCCAATCACAAGCTAACATTCAAGCGCAGGAAGCTGCAGCTGGATTAGAGGTACAGAAAAAACAAGCTATCAGCGCAAGTGAATCACAATTATTACAGTTAAAAGCTCAATTAGATTCTCAGAAAATGTTACAAGAGGTTGAGAGTAAGAAAGAGTTGATGGCTGTTGAGTTCCAGTACAACATGCAGTTAAAGGGAATTGAGGCAGATGGCAATAAGAGAACAGACAAAGAGAAGGAAGACCGTAAGGATGAGAGAACAAAGATCCAAGCATCGCAACAATCAGAGCTAATTGACCAAAGAAAAACAGGTAAACCACCTAAATCATTTGAGTCAGCAGGTAATGATACATTAGGTGGAGGATTTAACCTAGGTAGTTTTGATCCTAGATAAAAACTAACAAACAATTTTTAATTATTATATTATATTATGGAAGAAAACGAAGAAAAAGTAACTGAAGAAGTTACACAAGAGAGTGTCGAGGAAACAACTCAAGTTGAGGGACCTGTATTTGACTCAGCTGACGATGACAGCGTTGTAAAGGTTGATTTATCAAAACCAGTAGTACCAGTAGAAAATGAAGCAGAGGAAAGTACTGTTGAGGAGATTGGTGAAATTGCTGAGACTGAAGAAACTACAGTGGCGCAAAGCCAAGAAGAAGAAGTGCAGCAAGAAGTTGAGGCACAAGAAGAAGTGGTCGTGGAAGAAACTCTTGTTGAAGAGCCTCAAGTTGAACTACCAGAGAACATACAGAAGTTAATGGATTTCATGGATGAAACTGGTGGGGATATGAATGACTACGTTAGGCTAAACAGTGACAACAGTAACTTAAGTGATATGGAACAACTTAGAGACTACTACTTAGCTACAAAACCTCATTTAGATGCCGAGGATGTGAGTCTTCTATTAGAAGACTTTGCCTATGACGAAGACATCGATGACGATAGAGATATAAGAAAAACAAAAATAGCTATTAAAGAAGAGCTATCAAAAGCAAAAACCCATATGGACGGGTTAAAGTCCAAGTATTATGCGGAGATCAAAGGATCTTCAAAACTAACAGCAGAGCAATCAGAGGCGGTTAAATTCTATGATGAATACCAAACTACCTCTAAAAGCAGTGCTGAGCAAACAAAGCTTCAATCCGAAAAGTTTCAAAATGAAACTAGTAAGGTTTTCAACAGCGAATTCAAAGGTTTTGAATACAAAGCTGGAGACAAGTCTTATAGAGTTGAAGTAAAGGATGCTCAAAAAGTTAAAGCCAACCAAGCTGACTTAGGTAACTTTATCGGGACGTTCCTAGATAAAAACAATGTTATTAAAGACGCAGCAGGTTATCACAAGGCAATTTATGCCGCTATGAACGCCGATACTTTAGCTACACATTTTTATGAACAAGGTAAAGCCGATGCTATTAAAACTAGTCAAGCAAAAGCCAAGAATATAGATATGAGTGGTAGAAAGCAACACGGTGGAGTAACAGCATCTGGAGTTACAGTGAGAGCTTTATCTGGTAATGATGACGGACGTCTACGTATAAAACGACAAAAGTAAATTAATAAAAATAAAAAACAAAAATTATGGCAGCAGGAACAATGAGCCCAACTGGAAACGCACCAGCGACTCCATCGGCTTCAAAACAAACAGTCTCGTCAGCATACATCGACTTCACGGATTCGGGTACAGCTGGATGGGCACAACAATATTTACCAGACTTAATCGCAGGAGAAGCGGAAGTATTTGGTAATAGAACAATTAGCGGTTTCTTAGGACAAGTAGGTTCTGAAGAAGCAATGACTTCTGATCAAGTAATTTGGTCTGAGCAAGGAAGATTACACGTATCAGCAGCAGGCGCAATCGTTGCAGCTACAGGTGTTGTAACTTCAACTGGTCACAGCGTAAGAGTTGGTGACAACGTAGTATTAAACAGAACGGCTGTTGGGACACTTAGATGTCACGTAACTGCAATCACTGCAAATACGTACACTGTATTACCTTACACTCAAGCTGCAATGAACACTGCTGGTGCTGGAGCTTTAACATTTACTGATGGAGCTGTAACTGGTTTCGTATTCGGTTCTGAGTTTGCTAAAGGAACTGCAGGTCGTGCGGAATACCTTGAGCCACAACACGCTTCTTTATCTAACAAACCTTTCATCGCAAAAGAAAAGTATACTGTTTCAGGATCTGACGCTTCTGCAATTGGATGGGTTGAAGTTTCTGGTGAAGACGGTGCTAACGGTTACTTATGGTACTTGAAAGCTGCTTCTGAAGCAAGAGTTCGTTTTACGGATTATGCTGAGATGATGTGTATTGAGTCTGAGAAAAAACAAAATAGTTCAACTGTAGCTGTTACAGGTTCTGAAGGACTTTTTGCTGCTATCGAAGATAGAGGACACGTTTTATCAGGTGGATTTGTTGATGCAAGTGCAGCTGACGATTTAGCTTCTTTGAAATTAATCCTTAAGAGATTTGATGCTGAAGGTGCTATTGAAGAGAACATGATGTTCTTAAACAGAGAAGCTTCTATCTCTATTGATACTATGTTAGCTAATCAAAATGCTTACGGAACTGGTGGTACTTCTTACGGAGTGTTTAACAATTCTGAAGACATGGCTTTAAACTTAGGTTTCTCTGGTTTCAGAAGAGGTTCTTATGACTTCTACAAGTCTGACTGGAAATATTTGAATGATGGTGCTCTTTACGGAACTATGGCTGAAGGTGATGCTGTAAGTGGTGTAATCGCTCCAGCAGGAATGTCAAGTGTATATGACCAATCTTTAGGTAGAAACCTTAAGCGTCCATTCTTACACGTAAGATATAGAGCTTCACAAACTGAGAATAGAAAAATGAAAACTTGGACAACTGGATCAGTTGCTGGGAATACTTCTTCTGACTTAGATGCTTTAGAAATGAACATGCTTACTGAAAGATGTTTAGTAGTACAAGGTGCTAACAACTTCATGAAGTTAGTGTAACACAATAATAAAGCCGCCTTCTAAAACAGGAGGCGGCTTTTTTTTAAAAACAATATTATATTATAAAATTATGGCAAAAAAACAAGAAACAAAAAACAAAGTGGAAGTAGCTCCACAGGTTGTAGAACAACCTAAAACTAAAGAAATTATTAAAGACCCAAATGCTTGGGAAATTAAAGATAGGACGTATTTTTTAAGTGGTAATAAAACACCACTATCATATACTATAAAATCCTCAAACATATACTGGTTCGACGAGGAAGCTGGTCATGAGAGAGAGTTAAAGTACACAACAAACCAAATGACTCCTTTTGTTGATGGTTTTAAGGGAGAAGCTAGGTTGGACCATGTTACATTTGTTGATGGAATCCTTAATGTACCTAAAAACAAGCAAACTTTACAAAAGTTGCTATCTGTTTACCACCCTCACTTAGATAGAGTATATTACGAGAACAAACCTGAATTAGATGCTGCTGAAGATATTGACTTTATAGAATTAGAGTTAGAAGCTATGTTAGCTGCGAAAGCAATGGATATAGATATGGCTGAGGCAATTATGCGTGTTGAAGTAGGTTCAAAAGTGTCAGAGATGAGTTCTAGTGAACTTAAAAGAGATTTACTTGTATATTCAAAGAAGAATCCAAAACTGTTCTTAGAATTAGCTAATGACGAGAATGTACCTCTTAGGAACTTTGGTATCAGAGCAACTGAAATGAACATTATCACTTTAACTCAAGATCAAAGAACTTTTGTTTGGGCTAACACTGATAGAAAACTATTAACAGTTCCATTTGGCGAACACCCTTACTCTGCATTAGCAATGTTCTTTAAAACAGATGAAGGTATGGAGGTTTACCAAAATATTGAAAAAAGATTAAAATAACAAACCAATCATAAACCCCTGGTGATTAACAAATCACTGGGGGAATATGTAAAAAAATAATAAAGCTTATGGCAGTAAATGTAGATACTGTGTATCAAAGAGTATTAGCAATCGCTAACAAAGAACAAAGAGGTTATATAACACCTCTTGAGTTTAACTTATTTGCTAACCAAGCTCAGATGGATATATTTGAGCAGTATTTCTATGATAGAGCTCAGTTCGAAAGAAGACCTGGGAATGAGGATGAATACTCGGATATGCTTAATATAATAGATAAAAAGATTAGTGAGTTTGAGAAGACTGCTGAGCTAACTCCTACTTTAAATGTAAACACAACAACACTAAGTCCTTATTACTTTGACGCGTCAGGTATAACGGACTTATATAGATTAGGATCTGTTGTGTGGAATAAATACGGTAGCGATTTACTCTTGGATAGTGGGTTTGCCACTGATGTTATAGCGAACACAACTGGCGTTTATTTTACTACTAGTGGTAACTTCACAGTGGGTAGTGGTACAGCTAATAAAACTGCTGGTGGGATTGGTTACTTAAATGTTTCACCTTCTACTGAGGTTGGTGGTAATTCTGGACAAACTCTATTCACAGGCTTTACACAGGGCAAGAAATACGCTTTGACATTGAACGTGACTCCGAGCGGCACTAATACAGCTGCTGAAGAATTGAGGTTCGTGAACAACTTACAAGACTACACAAGCTTATCAACTGGAGGTATCTCCGATGTTTTTCCTAGTGGAGCAGTTTCTGAAGGTGATTTTATTATTCACACTGAAGATAGCGGGACTAAAACACAACAAACACTTGTTTGGATTCAAGGACCCTCAACACCAACTTTGCTAAGTATATATGGTAGCGCAGATTGGGATGGGGCAATTGATAACATATCAGTTAGAGAGATTGCTGATTCAATCGAAGTAACAAGAGTTAGTAATAAAGAGATCGTAGACATGAAGAATCTACCTTTAGTAAAACCAAAGGAATCTAGACCTATGTATACTAGGAGCAATACTGGTTTTTTTGTTTACCCAAACTCTATAACTTCTGGGATTTGGTGTAACTATATAAAGAGACCAGTTAAAGCTGAGTGGGCTTATATAATGGCTGGTGATAACGCTGCATATGAATCTGGAGCTTCTATTGACTTTGAGCTACATCCTTCTGAGGAAACAGATTTAGTTGTTAAAATACTAGCATTAGCTGGCGTTGCATTGCAAGACCCTGGTTTATACCAAATAGCTTCTAGTGAAGACAACAAAAATATAACACAAGAAAAACAATAAATAAATGGGATTATTAGACGGTACGACAGAACAAGATTATTACAATGGTACTGACCATGGTAACTATCAGTTCATATCACTTGAGCAGATTATAAATAACTTTTTATTCTCATATGTTGGGGAAGATAGGATTATACCTAGAGCAAGCGTTATGGACGTTGGATTTCACGCTCACCGCTCTCTTCAAGAATTAAGCTATGATACGCTGAAGTCTATAAAGTCCCAAGAGATAGACATACCACCATCCCTAACGATGTTAATGCCACGCGACTACGTTAACTATGTAAAGTTAACTACAACAACAGACGAAGGCTTAGAATTAACCTTACATCCAATATCTAAA